GCCGCCAGACGGCCCTGACGAGGCACTGGGTGTGGCGCCACCACCGCCGCCCGGGATGCCTCCAGGCGCCCCTGGCGCGCCGCCACCACCCCCCGCTCCCATGGGGCCGGGCGGCGCTCCAGGGCAGCCTCCGGCCCCCGGCCTGTTCGCGCCTGGCGCGCCGATGCCGATCATCGACTGCCGGGTCCGGCGCACCCGCACCCGGCGCATCCTGCGGGTGATGGCGGTCCCGCCAGAGGAATTCCTCATCGCCCGCGAGGCGCGCGACGTGCAGACCGCCCGCTACGTGGCGCACCGCACCACGCCAACCGTGTCCGACCTGCTGGAACGCGGCTATGACCGCGAGACGGTCGAAGAGCACGCATCCCCCGACGCAGAGGCGCGCAATTCGATCGGCGGCGGCGAAGCCCAGAGCCGCAACCCGGGGCTGCGCGACGGTGATCCTGACGGCGGGCCGGACATTTCCACCTGGCGCGTGCCCCATATCGAGCAATGGGTCCGCATCGACGCTGACGGCGACGGCATCGCCGAATTGCACCGCATCTGCACGATCGGCGAGAACGACTCCGAAATTGTCGCCGACGAGATCGACGCCGAAGCGCCTTTCGCCCTCTTGAATGCCGTGCGGCTGCCACACGCCGCGATCGGCTACTCGATCGCCGACCAGACCATCGACCTTCAGGACATCAAAACGAGTGTCCTCCGCAGCATCCTCGATAGCATGGCGCAATCCATATTTCCCCGCACCGCGGTGGTCGAAAATGCCGTTACGATGGACGATGTGCTTAATAACGAGGTCGGAGCGATTATCCGGATGCAGGCACCAGGCATGGTGCAACCGCTTGCGGAACCATTTATCGGCCAGCAGGCTCTTATGGTGCTGCAATACCTCGATGAGATGCGCGCCCAGCGCACCGGCATCTCCCGTCAAAGCCAAGGGCTGGACGCAAACGTCCTTCAATCCACCACCAAAACAGCCGTTTCCGCCTCGGTCGAAGCCCAGCAGGATCGTGTCGAGCTCATCGCGCGAACCTTCGCCGAATTAGGCATCAAGGACGTTTTTCGCGGCCTCTTACGCTACGTGATCCGCCATCAGGACAAGGCGCGCGTGGTCCGCCTCCGCAATCAGTGGGTGTCTGTCGATCCGCGGTTTTGGGACAGCGAAATGGACGTTTCGGTGAACGTCGGCCTCGGCCGCGGGACCGACGAGACGCGCATGGCGTTCCTCGGCATGATCGGACAGAAGCAAGAGCAGACCTTGCAGATGCTCGGGCCGGACAACGCCCTCGTCAGCATCGGCCAGCTTCGCGAAACCTATGCCGAGATGCTCCGCATCGCCGGGTTTAAAAACGTCGATCGGTTCTTTAAGGTTGTGACTCCGGAACAAGAGGGCATGCTCGCCCAGCAGATGAAGCAGAACAAGCCGCCCGATCCGAACCAGATGCTGGCCGACGTGGAAAAGCAAAAGACCCAGGCCAAGCTTCAAACGGACACGAGCCAGCTTCAGTTCGATGCCGTTAAGGCCAAATCGGACGACGACTTCCGCAGGGATCAGCTGGACGCGGATATCTTCCTGCGCGCGGCCGAAATACAGGCCAAATATGGCACCCAGGTTGACCTGGCCGCGCTCCAGGCGGCGATCGACAAGGACCGCGAGATACTGAAGCAGCAGCACGCCGAGCGCCTGCAATCCATCCAGCAGGCCGCGCAGACGCAGAAGACCGCGCAGGACGGCACCATCCAGGCGGCGATGAAGAACGCCGACCTGGCCTCCGCCCAAGGCATCGCCCAGCAGCGCGCCCACACCCAGGTCGCGACCGGCCTGATGCGTGACGCCATGCGGACCGGCCCGATGGCGCTGCCTGGCGCCGGAGCCAAGCCGAACGGCGCCGCAGCGCCAGGCGCCGCACCCCCCGCACGCGGCGGCGCGGGGCTGCCACCGATGGGGATGCCAGAATGAGCGGCTCAATCGACCCGCGCCTGATGGCGATCCTCCAGCAATATGCGCCGCAATACGCCTCGCAGATGCCGGGGGCTGGCGCCGCACTCGGGTCGCCGGGTCCGTCGCCCTATGACATCCCGCCCTCTACTGCGGCAAATTTTGACGCCTCTACCGCCCCCGGCGCAGGCTTCCGTGGCGCATCCCGCAATGCGCCGATCGCGCCCGTGGCGCCTGGCACGCCCTATGGCGGCCCGGCACCGCCGGTCGCCGGAGCCTACAACACGCTCTCGCCCAACAACTACGCGGCCTACCAGGCATCCCAGCAGCCGCAGGACCCCAACTGGCAGCCACCGCCGCAGCAACAGCTTCCCGGCCTGCTGGACGACAACGCGGCCCAGGTCGCCCAGGCCAAGAAATTGTTTGATAACCCTAACGGCTACTGGAGCGGTGGCGAGGGGTCGGGCGGCAACGGGGGAGGCCAGCGATGAGTTGGCTGTTTCCCGAGGAGGACGAGCAGCTTCCTTTCCGCTACGCCGACAACCCGATCGGCACAGAGAGCAACGCCCAGCTATCGGCGCAGCCTGGCAGGCAGCTTGCTCCCCCGCCGGCCCCGCGGGGCTGGGGTGACGCCTGGCAGCAATTCAAGGGCGATGTCGGCACGGGCGCGTCCGCTGTGGGCGGTCTGCTCACGGCTGATATCCAGACGCCGATCGCCCAAGGCATGGCGTTTCCCAACCTCGTCATTCCCGAGGGGGCGACGATCGAAAACTGGGACGACGGGCCAAAATTCCGCCTTCCTGACGGCAGCCTGAAAGACCCCAAGGACCTGCCGCAGCGCGGCACCGTGCTGCCCGTCTCCAAGGACCCTAAGGGCTGGCAGGATGTGTCCCTGGCCATGCCCGGGGCGCCCAGCATGTTCCCGACCGCATTCAGCCAGGGCGGCGCCTCCGTCGCCGGGGAGGGACCTGGCGTGATCCTCGGGGCGGGTGCTGCCCGGGGCACCAGGGCTCGCCGGGCGGCGCTCGCCGGCCGGGGCGTCGAGGAGGGCGCGGCTGTCGAGGAGCCTTTCCAGGCTGTCAGTTCCCTGTATGGCACCGGGTCCAAGGCCGATCCGCTCACCATCCCGGCCGCACCCTCCGCCGCCCGGGTCGCGGCCCCCGCCAGCGCACCCGCGCCCCTGTCCGAGGGGCTCTTGACCCAAGGCGACAACCTGTTCGACCCCGTCAGGGGCGCCAGTGCGCGTGAGGGCGCCACGCAGGGCATGAGCCCCGCGGAATACAAGGCGTGGATCGAAGGCCGGGCGGGGTTGCTGGACCCTGGCGTATCGGCCCTCAACCGCGTCTCGCCCAAGGGCGAGCGCGGCATGAATTCGCTCCCCAAGATACGCGAAATGCCCCCCGACCGGGCGATGGAGGAAGTGCTCGCCAACCCTGACGCACACCTGATCCAGCGCGCTGACGGGTCCTTTGTCGGCGCGCCGCACTGGGTCAAGACGCCTGAAGATGTCGCCAAGATGCGGGCGGACTTCGACGCCATGGTCGCCAAGGGTGCGAAGGGCTCGGACTGGTATGACCGCGTCCACGGCTACATTCGTGAGGTGACTGGCGGCGATCCGGTCAAGATGCGCCAATTGGCGGAGGAGTTCGCGCTGTTCTCGGCGCAGAGCGACCCCATCACCAATTTCGGTTTCGCCGAGCAGGCGCGCCTGGCGCGCATCCGCGATCCGGACAACCCCGCAACCAAGGTCCGCACCGGGCAGCAGGCCGAGACGTTCACCGAGGGGCGTAGCGCGCAGGAAGAATACCTTCGCCGCAATTCCGAGGCGACCCCCGAGGAACGCCTGGCGATGGGCACCATCCCGAACATGCGGGAGGGCAAGAAGACTGGCATCTACCGGCAGCACATGGACCCCACGGCCGAGAAGGGCTCGACCGGGACGAACGATATCTGGCACGCGCGAGTGTTCGGCTTTGTCGATCCCAAGACCGGCAAGCCATGGGACAAGGCGCTCGGCGAGGCGCAACATACCTTCCTCGATCGCGAGACGATGCTTGCGGTCGATCGGGCAAACAAGGCCAAGCTGAACGGCCGCAGCGACTGGACCGCGGCTGAAATCCAGGCAGCACCCTGGGTTGCGGCCAAGAGCGAAAGCCTCCAGACCCGGTTCAAGATCAGTCCCGAGGAAGGCTTTAAACGGGCGACGGCGACCTACCCTGACGTGGCGCCGACCCACACCGCGTCGATGCCGTTTGAAAGCATGCCAGGCGGCAAGACCGGCCTGACCAGCGGCACCCTGTCGGCGGACGAGTGGCACGCCATGAACCGGCGCGTGAACCCCGCCGGGCTGGACCCGACCCTCGAC